GGCCACCACATCGAGACATGGCACTGTTTACACGCAAAGAAACGAAAGCGCAGATAAGCCCCGCCGAGCCGGCGGTGCGCGCAGCTGTCGGCGGGTACAACCCCAACGCCGCAGGCGTGTCCCTCATCGGGCAGTACTACACCTACCAGGAAGGCGAGGCCCGCAACCGTGCTATGACGGTGCCGGCAATCAGCCGCGCCCGCGACCTTCACGCAAACGTCATCAGCGCCATGCCGCTGAAAATGTACCGCGAACGGTGGAACCCAGACACCCGCGAAATGGAGGACGAGGATCTCGCGCCGCGCTCCTGGCTGCGCCGCCCCGACCCGTCAATCAGCTACGAGACACTCATGTCGTGGACGTTTGACGACCTGTTCTTCTTTGGGCGGGCGTTCTGGTACATCACCAGCCGCACCCAGGACGGCTACCCCGCATCCTTCACCCGTCTGCCCACCGGCTCAATCACGACACCTGACCAGGCTGGCCCCGTCTGGTACGCCCCCAGCAACGAGCTGTATTTCAACGGCGAAATGCTCGACCCTGCAAACGTCGTGCAGTTCATCGGCGCAAGCCAAGGCTTGATTTACAGCTCGGAGCAGACGATCGCCACCGCCCTACGCATTGAGGACGCCCGGCTGCGTAACGCCGCTTCTTCAATCCCGTCGGGCATCCTGCGCCAGGTCGGTGGCGAACCTCTCAGCGCCCAGGAGCTGGCCGACCTGTCGGCAGCGTTCAACGCGGCGCGGTCATCCAACCAGACTGCCGCGCTCAACGAGTTCCTGACGTACGAGCCGACGTCGGCCACGCCAGACAAAATGCTGCTGATTGAGTCGGCCCAATTTTCGGCGCTGCAAATGGCGCAAATCTGCAACATTCCGCCCTACCTGCTGGGCGTCCCTACCGGGTCGTACGCATACACGAACAGCCGCGAGTCGCGCTGGGATCTGTGGTTGTACGGCACCAAAGGCTACGCCGAAGTCATTGCCGCCACGCTCAGCGCAAACAACATCCTGCCGAACGGCACCTACGTCGAGTTTGATACTGACGACTACCTCGGCGAAATAGACGACGCAAACACCTCACGCGAAATGGTCGACGTTGAGGAAAACACCCAGGAGGAAATGGCGTGATTCGCTTTACTTCAGATTCTGTCAGCGTTCAGGCCAAAAAGGGCGAGGACGGCGAGCGCCGGATAGACGCGATTGCGGTGCCCTACAACGTGTTTGCCACCGTGTCGGGCGGCCAGGAAGTCATGTTCAAGCCTGGCAGCCTGCCGGTTGACGGCAAGGCACCCCGCGTTTTCATGTACCACGACTCCACCAAGCCGGTCGGCATCGTGGCCGAGCGCGTCGACACCGACGAGGCCATGCTTGCATCCATGAAAATCAGCCGCACCGCCCTCGGGGATGAGGCGCTGGTGCTTGCAGCTGATGGCGTCATGGACGTGTCCGTCGGGGTAAACCCGCTTGAGTTCACCGAGGACAAGCAGGGCCGCATCATCGTCACGAAAGCTGAATGGATGGAATTGTCACTTGTTCCCATACCGGCGTTCGCAGGTGCTACCATCACGGAAGTAGCCGCGCAAGCGGTGACAGATCCCGACGAACCCACAAACCCAGAAGTTCCAGAGGAGGAACCCATCGTGGAAGCCACACCCGCACAGGCAGAGGTCGTCGAGGCAGCTGCCATTCCCACGCCGGCACTGCCGGCCCAGCCCAAGCGCAAGTTCGCCATGCCGTCCGCAGGTGAGTACCTCGCCGCGTATCACATCGGTGGCGACACGTTCCGCAAGGTCAACGAGGCGTTCGTCGAGGCCGCCAAGGACAAGCAGACCGCCCTGCAGGCCGCAGCTGGCGACGTCCTCACCACTGACACCCCGGGCCTGCTCCCGGTTCCTGTGTTGGGGCCTGTGTTCCAGGATCTGAACTACATCCGCCCGGTGGTCGCAGCCGTGGGCGCAAGGGCGTTTCCCGACGGTGGCAACAGCAAGACGTTCATCCGTCCTACCTGGACGACCCACACGTCGGTCGCGTCGCAGTCGCCCGAGCTGAACCCGGTGTCGGCAACCACGCCGGTCATCGCGTCCAACGTCGTCAGCAAGACCACGCTCGCCGGTCAGGTCACCCTGTCGGTGCAGGACGTCGATTTCACCAGCCCGGCCGCCATGGAGATCATCCTGCGCGATCTCGCTGGGCAGTATCTCCTGCAGAGCGACAACCAGTGCGCCGACCAGATTGTCGCTCAGGGCGTCGCATCCGGCGTCACCTGGACGGTGAACGGCACCGACCCGTCCGACCTCATCAACACGCTGTACGAGGTCGCCGAGTCCATCCTGGCCGCCACCAACTTCCTGCCCGACCATCTGTTCGTCAGCGTGGACGTATGGCGCAAGCTCTCAAGCCAGCTCGACGCCGATAAGAGGCCTGTTTTCCCGTACGCCGCAGCGGCGGGCCTCATGGGCGTCAACGGCATGGGCACCCAGACCATCACCAGCACGAACACCCTCAACCCGTTCGGCCTCAACCTCGTCGTCGATCGCAACTTCGCGGCAGGCACGATGGTGCTCGCCCGTGGCTCCGCAGTGGAGTTCTACGAGCAAGTGCGCGGCCTGATGTCGGTGGAGGCACCGGGAACGTTGGGCCGGGTGTTCAGCTACTACGGGTACGTCGCCACGTTCATCGCCGACGACACCATGGTGCAGAAGATTACGGTCGCCTGACCGTAACGCGGAAAGCACGTCATGTCGGAGATTGCGTACGTCATTCGGGCCATGCGCCTGAATGACTACGCAGTCCTCCAACTACTGACAAACATCGACGCCACACCCGGCCAAGAGATTGAAATCTCGGGCGTTGTGGCATCGTTCAACGACTCTGGCACCCTGCTGGTTGCCTGCCCCCAATACGAATTCACGGGCGTCGACGACGAAGGAAACTGGACGTTTGACTTTGACATCCCGGTGTCAAATCAGGTCATGTACCAGAACCCTGGGGCCGACGTCACCTGGTACGCGGTCGATCCGTACGGCCTCGTTGAGTGGAACCCTGTTTGCACATGGGTCACTAACGCCAACGTAACCGAATGGCTAGGCATTGCCGTCGCTACCGCAAACGACACCGCGTTCATCACTAAATGCGTGTCCGCCGCCAACCAGTGGGCCTACCGCAAGCGTCAAGAGTCTGGCTACCTCACCGACGAGCTGAACACCAGCCCCGGCGGCGACGTCACCCTGGGCACCATCATGTACGCCGCCCTGCTTTACAGGGAGCGCGGCAGCGCTGACTCCTTTGCGTCATTCGATGCCATGGGCACCATCCCGGTGCCTAGCGCCCTCGGCCGCATCCTTCAGCTGCTCGGCGTGAACCGACCACAGGTCGCCTAATGGCCGTCTCAGGCATCCTCTGGGACGCGGTAAACGCCACCAGCACCGCCATAGCCGCCCTCAACACCGGGTACGCGGTCGTCACCGACCCACGCAACGCCCGCCCCATGACGTTCTTCCTGGAACTGCCAACCGTCGAGGCGTTCACCTACAACGTGGGCGACATCACGTTGCGTATCAGGATTTGCGCCCCGCCACCCGGCAACCAAGACGCCAGCAACTTCCTGCTTACATTGGCAGACACAATCATGAATTCACCAATAGCCGTGACAGACCTGCGCCCAGGTGTCATGATTATTGGCGGCGGGCAGGAAATGCCCACCTACGATTTGACCGTGCGGGTAGCCGTGCGGCGTAACTAAAGGAAAGACAATGGCCACCAGCACATTCCTCTCGAACGCCACGGTGAACATCACCCAGGGCATGACCACCACCGACCTGTCAGACCAGTGCCGTTCGGTTACCGTCACCATCGGCAGTGACCCGCTGGAGTCCACCGCCATGGGCGACACCGGCCACCGTTTCGTGTCGGGCCTCCAGTCCGTTGAGGTGACGCTGGAAATGTTCCTCAGCTACGGCGCAAGCGAGGTCGAGGGCATCCTGTCCAGCTGTGTTGGCACCGGCACCACCACCCTCGTTATCAGCCCGTCGGGCACCACCGAGTCGGCCACCAACCCCGAGTACACCATCGCCAACTGCATGCTGGAAAACTTCACGCCGGTTGCGTCGACGGTCGGGGAATTGGCCATGGTCACCGCCACGTTCACCGGCGGCACCTGGGTGCGCGACGTCACCTGATTTACACCTACCAACCGAGGGAGAAACAATGCAGCTGCACCTGCACGTCACCACAAACGACGGCCAGGACTACACCGTCACCACAAACCTGTTCGTGGTCGTCGCCTGGGAACGCAAATACAAGCGGAAAGCCTCCGACCTCGCGTCGGGCATCGGGGTCGAGGACTTGGCGTTCATGGCGTTCGAGTCGTGCAAACAGGCAGGCATCACGGTGCCGGCAGTGTTTGACGACTACGTCAAGAAACTGGCCGCCATTGAGGTTGTCGGGGAGGAACCCGAAAACCCTTCCTGAAAGGCTCGTACCACTACGCGCTAGCGGTGGTGCTGGTTAGCACCGGGTATTGGCCACCTGACATCCCGTTCGACGGGCAGGCGCTGGCGACGGTGGTTAGTATCTTGAACGAGCAAGCGAGGAAACAACGGTGACGACGACAGCCAACATCAGCCTGGTAGGCGTCGAGGACGCCATCAAGCAGCTGCGCCGCATCGACCCCGAACTGCGTAAACAGTTCAACCGTGACGCGAAGGAAATCGGGGCACCAGCGGTCAAGGCCGCGCAGGCCGCCTACCCCGAGATGCCGCTGTCGGGCATGAACCGCCAGTGGAAAGCCAAGGGCCGCACCCTGTTCCCGTACAGCGCCGCCAAGGCCCGCCGAGGCACAAAAGTCAAGGTGGACACGTCCCGCAAAACCAGCAACGTAATCCTGATTCAGCAGACCGACCCCGGTGCCGTGATTTTTGAGGTGGCCGGCCGCAAGACTGCAAACATTCTTGGTCGCAATCTGGGTGTGGTGGCACCGACCGAAACCCGTGTGCTGTCCAAAGCCGTTGAGCAGAACCGCCGCGCACTGGAAGCAGGGTTCGAGCGTTTGGCCCGTGACGTCATGCGACGCGTAAATAAGGAAATGCGCTAATGGCTATTGAAATACCAATTTTGTCCACTTTTGTGGACACGGGCGTCAAGAAAGCCATCAAGGAATTCAAGCAGCTAGAGACGACTGGCGAAAAGGCCCAGTTTGCGTTGAAGAAGGCGGCCATTCCTGCAGCTGCCGCCATGGGCGCGTTGACCGTGGCCATGGGTGACGCGGTCAAGGCCGCCATGGAGGACGAAAAAGCCCAACAAATGCTTGCCCGCCAGCTGAAGGCCAGCACCGGCGCAACCGACGACCAAATCAAATCAGTCGAAAAGTACATTACGGTGCAGGGCCGCAACCTGGGCATTACCGACGACCAGCTGCGCCCCGCGCTGGCTGGGCTGGTGCGCGTCACCAAGGACGTTGACCAAGCCCAGAAAGCCACAAACCTGGCTATGGACATCGCCGCCGCCAAGGGCACCAGCCTAGAGACGGTAACTAAGGCCATGGAGAAAGCGTACGGCGGCAACCTGAACGCGCTGGCCAAGCTTGACCCGTCAGTGCGCCAAATGATTAAGGACGGCGCCAGCCTTGAAGAAGTGTTTGCAACGCTTCAAGGCACGTTCAGCGGGGCCGCCAAAGAAGCCAGCAACACGGCTGCGGGCGGGTTTGCCAAGATGAAGCTGGCCCTTGATGAGACTAAGGAGTCCATTGGGGCGGCCCTGTTGCCGGTTATCCAGAAGGTGTTGCCGTACTTGCAGCGGGCGGCCGAGTGGGCGCAGGACAACCCCAAGGCGTTCACGATTATTGCGGGCACGATTGCAGCTGTCGCCACCAGCATTATGGCCGTAAACGTCGCCATGGCTCTCAACCCGTTTGGCCTCATTGCGGTCGGCATTGCAGCCCTAGTGGCTGGCATTACTGTCGCTTACACGAAGTTCGAGACGTTTCGCAGCATCGTACGCACCGTTGTCAACGGCGTGGCTGGTTACATTGAGTTTTTGGCTAATTCATGGGTCAAGGCCACAAACGTGATTATTCGCGGCCTTAACCTCATCAACCCGTTTGGCAACATTGACACTATTGACCCCATCAAGTTGGGCCGTTTGGGCAGCGACGGTGGCACCCGGTCAACGGTGGCGGCTATCTCAGCCGGGGACATGCCTGGGGCGGCCTCTGCGGCCGCTGGAGGGGCCGTGGCGGGCCTTGGGGCGGGTTATGCCACCAGCGCTGCCAAGAAGGCCACCAGCGCCGCTAAGAGCTCTGTAGTGGTGCCAAGCGGTCCGGACGGCTATGTCGGGCCTATGGGCCTGCCCGAGGTCAGCCTGGGCGGCTTGCGCCTTGACCAGATTGACCCGTCTATCGGCGGCACCCGAGGCATGGCAGCTGCGCCGGACGTGACCATCAACGTCAACGGCGGCGACCCGAACGCGGTCGTTGACGCGCTGCGCGAATACATGCGCCAGAACGGCTCAGTGCCCATCACAGTCAGTCCGTTCTAATGCCACAGAACTACGTTGTTGAATACAGCACCGACAACATGGTGTTTACAGCACTGTCAAACGTGCAAGACATCAGCATTTTCGTCGGCCGACACCGGCAGCTTGACCCGTACTCATCGAGCCGTGCGGTCATCACAGTGCGCTACCCGACGGGGTTTGCATCGCCCATTACGGCGTTGACCAGCGGCAACTTCATCAGCATTGAGAACCAGTCCAGCGGCCAGTTCATGTTTACGGGTGTCATCAACAACGTCAACGTGTCGTACGGCATCCCGTACGCAGGCGGAGTAGGCAACGCCGACTACCTCACGCTGTCAGTCGAAGGGTCGTTTAGCCGGTACGGCCGCGTACAAGGGCTCGGTTATTCCATGGCGGCCGACACCCTTTACGAACAGCTGCTGGACTGCTCAACACAAACCGGCCTCAGTGTGCAAACACTGTCCACAAACACCCAGGCACTAGCAGCCACGACCGTCGACGGGTCGTGGGGCGACTGGCTGGCCGCAGTGCTGCAAACCATCAACGGCCGCGTGTGGGACTCCCAAGCCGCCGGCATCACCACGGTTCGCACCCCGTTCAACGTCACCACCAGCCCAATCACGTTCAGCGACACCGCAAACAACGCCACCAACCAGGTGTACGACAAAGTCGACTTCGGCAGCTACGCCGACAACTACTACACGCAAGTGACCGTTGACCCGGAATCGTTTGCGGCGGCCACGGTGCAGACCGGCAGCGCCCCGTACCGCACCCTGCAGCTCAACACCCTAAACGCAAGCACCGCGCAAGGGTTTGCACTGCTCTCGATTAGCTGTCTGGCCGAGGCGCAAAACACGTTTAAGTTGGATGCGGTCAGCGGCGAAACCGGCAACCACATGGCAACCATTCCAGGCACCCAGGTCAACGTAACGTTTCGTGGCACCACGTTTGCTTGCATCATTGAGGGTGTCAGTATGCAGGCCACGCCGGCGTCGTCGCGCTACACGTTTTACTTGTCGGGCGCTGACCTGAACGCGTACCTGATTCTGAATAATGCGGTGTTCGGCAAGCTGGATAGCAACAAGTTAGGATACTGACATGGCTGTGAAGACGTTTACGACGGGTGAGGTGTTGACTGCGTCTGACACGAACACGTTTCTGGCGAACGCGGGCCTCGTGTACGTCACATCGACGACGGTGTCGGCTGGAGCAGCCAGCGTGACTATCGCAAATTGTTTTTCGAGCACCTATGACAACTATCGCGTGGTCATCAGCGGCGCCCGGTGTACAACTGGCGCACGATTTGTAAGCGCCCAATTGCGGGTCGGCGGGACAACTTCAACAACTGGCTATTACCACGCCCGCATCGAGGCCAGCCCCGTGTCGTCGGCACAAGCCTTAAACGACTCAGTTTGGACGTGGGCAATAGTTGTTGACTCAACCGCAGGAACGAACAACTATGCGGGCGGCTCTGTAGACATCTTTAACCCAAACAATGCGGTGGAGACGTCATACACCGCCAACGGGACTGACCCCCGTACCACGGGTGCCTTCTATCGCAGCGGCGCTG